CTATACAGGCGAACCTGTTTCACGTAACGACAATACTTTCGGTATCGCTGCAACCCGTGATCAAGACCTTGGGGTAACGCTGCAGGAGGGCAACAGCTACTCCGACAGCTGGGGCAAGTTGGCCGAAGACTTTGTGTTCGAGGAAATAACTACCTCCGCGACCAACCCAGAGCACGAGCTGGTTTACGTCAACATCCTTAACCCCAACGCCACCACGCCTAACTACGACAACATGGCGCTGGTTGGTATGAACCTGCGTAGCAGCACAGAAGCCACCCAACTCAACCAGCTCAGCGTTTACGTCAACAAGGGCATCAGCAGCATCCACACCTTCCCTGAGGTGTTCAAGGACCTGCTGACCAATGCGCGGTATGGCGTTGGTTCAATCTTGAGCGCACAGCAGATTGATAACAACAGCTTCACGGAGTGCGCCCAGTGGACGAGGGCACGGCGCTACTTTTTTGATGGTGCGCTCTCTCAACCGATAAACCTGCGCCAGTGGGGCAGCCAGACAGCCAGTTACTTCCTACTGGATTTGGTGATTCGCAACGGCAAATTTGCACTGCAACCTGCGGTTTACTTTGACCAGCCCGAGCCGATTACCAACCTCTATACGGCAGGCAACATTCTTGAAGATTCGTTCCAGCTGGCGTATGCGGAATCCGAGCAGCGCATTCCCAATCGTGTGTCGGTGAAGTGGCGCCAAGAGAAAGAAACCAGCACCGACATAACCAAGGGCTTGTTCCCTGTCATCCGCGAGGTAACCGTGCGTGAGGCAGGCACGCCGGCAGACGCACCCCTAGAAACAATCGACATCAGCGATTTCTGCACCAGCGAAATCCACGCGATTGACGTAGCCAAATACATCTGCCGTGGCCGCCGCTTGGTCACGCATTCGGTCAGCTTCAAGACCACCCCGACACAGGCAGCACTGGAAGTTGGCCGCTGCTTCAAGCTCGGCTTGGAGACCGTTTCTTACGCGCAGCCCAACAACGGTGCGATTGACTCCAACGGCTACATCACAACCACCGAACCCTTGGCGGATGGTTCTTACACCGTGCTGCTGTGGACCGGCACAACCAATGTCATCCAAGAGGTAACGCTAAACGTGGTTGGCGGTTACACCACTCAGTACACCAATGCCGCGTTCTGCCTGAAACAGAGCAGCGTCGAAACCCGCGCCTACAAGGTGCAAAGCCTTGGCTTTGACGAGGACGGCAACATCCAAGTCGAGGCTTTGTATTTCCCGCTGAGCGACAACGGCTATAGCGCAATCGTTGACGGCTGGAACGTTGAAAGCAACTGGACGATTGAAGGTCGCATTGGCACCAGTGAAGACAGCGGCTCCACGACTAGCGCCTTTACCGGGGTTTCAATTATTGGCCCTGGCACGGTAACGGTCGATGAAGCTGAAACGTACAGCGCCTTGGTTAGCGGAGGCACCGGAACCTACACCTATGCCTGGAGCGGAAGCGGCGTCACCTTTGGCAGCAGCAGTGCAGCTACCACAACAATCACCGCAACCAGCACTGGCGAAAAAACAATCACCTGCACGGTTACACGCGATAGCACGTCTATAGCGGCTACCAAAACCATCACCGCCGTCGCTCAGGCCACAACGAGCACCATCGGCACAGTCACCATTTCCGGTGACACGACAACCACGACTGGCACAGCCGAGGACTACACCGTCAGTTACAGCGGCACCGCCGCGTCGTCTGACGTGTTCATCAGCTGGAGTTGGTCATCGACAACAACGGGTGCGTCGGCTTCAATCGAAAATTCAGGCTCAGCGACTGCCACGATTACATTTGATGTAGCCGGAACGTACACCCTTACCTGCACTGTCAGTTCGCCTACGGCTAGCGACAGCCCTCAATCCGACACCCACACCGTCACCGTGTCATGAGCACAACCTTCCCCGCCTTGACACCAAGCTCAAGGCAAATCAGCCAAGGTCAGTACGCCACCAAGCGGTTTACCTCAATCGCTGGAACTGGCACGACTCGTGCGTACAGCACCAAGCCGTTTAACGCTGAGCTGTCGCTGCAATTTGACAATTTGACTGATGCTCAAGCGTTGAGCATTGCCACTGCCTACGACCAGGCGCGTGGAAGCAAGGATGATCTGACTTTGCCCGATGCGTTCTGGGCTGGTATGTCGGAAGAACTAAAGATTTTGATTGCTGGCACCTACCTTTGGCGCTTTGCGGAACAGCCGCGACTTACGTCTGTACGGCCAGGGGTGAGTAGTATCTCTGTAAGACTGAGCGGTCAGAGGGACGGCTGATGGCAGTAGTTACTGGTTCTAGTGGCGAGCTGCGCTACAACGGCCTGCGTATCGGAAAGTGCCGCGAATACACGCTCAACATTTCCCGTGATGCATTGGAGACCACCACGCTTGGCTCCAATGACCGCAGCTATGTCCCCGGCGTGCGCGGCACTACGGGTAGCGCCACGATTCTGTACGACAAAGACGACGCTGGGACCATGGCAGTCCTCAACAGCATCTTCGACAATTCCACCGCTGTAGGCGAAGTCAGGTTCATTTTTGATACGGCGGAAACAACCGCTTTGGAAGTGGATGCCTTTATCACGCAAGTGTCCACGCCGGTTTCGGTTGGGGCAGTGACTGCGTGCAGCGTTAATTTCCAAGCAAGCGGATCCTTTAACGGGACCTTCTAATGGCTGTTCTTGGCGTTGGCGGCAAAGTCCGGTTACGGCGGGAAGCGCCGGAGCCTACTGTTTTGCGTCCAGGCAACGTCGATACAGCCAGTAACTCGATTTATCTGCGTAACCCGGCTTTCTGGAGCGGGGACAATATTACGATCAGCTCAGCAAACGGGCTGCCTGTTGACGTTGACGACGGAAGCAACGGACCCGATTGCCCCGATGGGCACGCAATGTATTTCGAGTCTGAGTGGTATCTCGGCACCAACCGCGATCACATCACAAGTGAAAACGACGATTTCTATACAGGAACAAATACCGATCAGTTTTATATGCGCGAAGAGGAGTGCGGTTTAACCACAAGCCAGAACTACTTCATCTACCGCGATCAACTAGATAAGGTCAGTTTTTACTCCACTCGTGCAGCAGCTTTACTGGGTCGAACCACAGATCGTGTCCAGCTATTTAAGGTCGATTTCAACTCTTTAATTATTTCCGCAGTTGGCACAACTGAATACAACAGCGCAATTACTGAATGCGCCAGTGACATCGGCGGTTACAACTTCAGCGACGCTCAAGACGAGGTGACGCTGGCTTCAATTTGTGACTTTGCTCCTGATTACGAAGAACCCGAAGCTTGGATCACTGAATACGACAACGCAGATCTAACTCCGCGCTACTACGTTAACGCTGGTCCGACTGGTGCGTTGTGGATGCTGCAGTGCGACATGTCCCAGTGGTCGCTGAATATGAACGCCCCCGAGGTTGACACGACTTCGGTAGGTGAAAAGTTCGGTGAGTCGATCAAGTCGCTAGTTAGTGGCGGCGGTTCGATCGATTTTTACATCGACCGCAAACCGACAGCGAACAATGAAAACGATTCGACAGCATTGATGCAGCTTTTGCTCCTTACGGAAAAAGGTTGCAATGCGGATGCCGAATTTTGGATGGTGGACGGCGCAGAAGATCGCACAGACGTTCTGCCAGGGGATCTGTACTACTCGACGCAGATTTTGATTACCTCTGTTGCCGTGAACACGAGAGCTACCGACGTTATTGCTGGATCGGCCAATTTTGTAACGGTTGGGGAGATTGCTCTGCGGATGGGCACGAATTAACCGCAAAAGAGCAGACGGCCTACACTGACGGAAAGATTTAGCTTGTTCGGCAGTGACGGAAATCGTTCGCGGTGGTCAGTCGGGCTCACTCGATCACATCGATAGCTCGCAAGCCACCTTCCGCACACAGATTGCGGCACTGACCGACGCAGTTCGGCAGCTGAGTGGTTCAGCTGAAATCGCCCCTGGCGCGGTAGTCAACGATCCCCTTAGTGCTCCTTACGTCCTTTACGTCAATCCATATACCGGCAAAGACACGTTCGTCTCTGGCAACTACAGCACCAGCGGCACTGCGACTGAGCGAATCGAGTTGCAGCGTCTGGAGTGTGGCTACACCGAAGCCCGCCCGTTCAAGACGATCAACCGGGCGATCATCGAAGCGGGCATCATCACCGCTAAGTCGTACTACGAAAACCCGATCACCAACTACGACTTGGTGAGCATCGTCCTGATGCCGGGTGTCACCACGATCTACAACGGCACTGGCGCATCGTCTGTTTCCGAATGGTTAACCAACAAAGAGCCCACCAACGCTGAGCTGACCGAGTTCAACCCCAACGCTGACGGCGGTTTGCTTCTGCCCCGTGGTGTGTCTTTGTGCGGCATGGATCTGCGGAAGACGATCTTCCGCCCTGATGTCGTACCAGCCGTTGCGGACGAGGCCGCTGATGCCAGCAACCGCCGCGCCATCTTCAAGGTGACCGGCACGGGCTACTACTTCGGTTTCACCTTTATGGATAAAGCTGGCTCTACTGCCAGCCACCACCTGCTCGACTGCTTCCACTTTGCAGATCAAGACGAGCTTGACGAGTTCTATACCAAGATCCGCCAAGCCTTCGGCGGCACAAACAACACGGGCGGTCTCGACAACGCTCTAGCCGTAACCCGTACTGCTGAGTACCAGATTGTCGGTCCGCAGCCCGCTGCTGGTTCGCAGGACATCAACACCGACACCACGGTTTCTGCCAGCCCGTACATCTTCAACTGCTCGATCCGCAGTAACTACGGCCTGTGCGGCATCTATGCAGATGGTGCAAAACCGACTGGTTTCCGCTCATTGGTGACTGCCCAGTTCACGGGCGTGTCCATGCAGCGCGACCTGAGCTGCTGGGAGAAGTACAGCGGCGGCGCTTGGGGCGCATTTACTGACTACGCCGATTACGTCAGCACCGGCCCAGACCATGTGCGGATGGATCCCAACCGCCGGTCGTTCCATATTCGCGCTGTCAATGAAGCCGTCATCCAAGAGGTGTCGGTGTTTGCCATCGGCCAGGGCGTTCACCACTGGACCCAGACCGGCGGTGAAATCACCATCACCAACAGCAACTCCAACTTCGGCGGTTGCGCTGCAATCTCTGAGGGTTACCGCACCGCAAGTTTCCCGACGGATACCGACTGGAACTTGAGCCTGCTGAAGGTTTCCAACAACCTCAGCGAACTCGCCAACAACGTCCGCCGCATTTTCCTTGGCACGGTTAGCGCGGTTTCCGCTAGCAGCATCACGCTGGTTAATGCTCTTGGCGAGAGCGTCACTGTTCCTGGTGTCCCCGATCTGGTGGCACGCGACGGCTACACCCTGCGCGAGGACAGCTACGTCTGGGTTGAAAACACGCTCGGCAAAGATTGGCGGACCACTTTTGCTGCAACCGCCTGGTCTACTGGTGACACTGATCTTCTGAACACCAAGGGCGCACTTACCGACGAGGATGGCGAGGCACCCGGAAACAACGACGACGGTATAAACAATGCAGTCGGTAAGCGCGTTTACATCCGCCGGATTGTTGATACGCGCAATCCATCGCAGCGTCGCTACACGCTGAAGCTGTCCAACACTGGTTCGGCCCGTCTTCCCGTTCGGGATTATGTGCTTCAGACCGACACGACCGGATCAAGTATTGATTCCGAGTTCGGTACGGATGAAGTGCTGCTGGTCAACAGCACCGGCAACACCACGATCACTGGTGTTAGCAACGCTTCCGAAATTACCCTGCGTCGCGGCAACGCCTCCGTCACCTGGACCAGCGGCGACCTTTACAAGAAAGGTCAAACCGTCAAACGTTCGGAGAAGCACTACACCTGTATTGAGGAGAACGAGGACACCAGCTTCGACGCGAACAAGTGGCAAGAAAGCTTTGTCCACATGGCCTCGGATTACAACACCGAGGATTTCTATAAGAACGAAGCTCCGATCCTCACCTTTGACAACGACACCAGCGGCAGCGAAGATTCAACCACTCTTGGTTACAACTTCTCGACCGTCTGGGGCAGTGATGCGCTGATCCAAGAGCAGTACCGATACGCCACTGACTACCTGGGCCTGCACCTGTTCCTGACCGGCCTTGGTTTTACCAGTGCCCAAGCTCACACGATCCTTACGCCTAAAGCTGAAGCTGACCGCGAACTGGACCCCAGCGTCAGCGCCGACATGGGCGGCTACGTCCCAAGTGGTGCAGCCAATGCTCTAGCCAACTGGCCCCTGGAGCTTCGTCGTCCCAGTGTCATCCGACTGTTTGGTCACGCTTGGGAATGGACCGGCTACCTGAATTACACCAAGTCGATCCCTGCGTACCAGCAGGCACTGTCCCCGCAAAACAAGTTCACTTATTACTTCACCAATGTCAACGGCGGTCGCGTTTATGCAACCGGCTTCAACGAAGAGGGTTATCAGGTTACGCCTCGCGGTTTGGAAGATGTCACCACTGGTCAAACCCTAAGTGTCGAGAGCATTGGCGCTAGCGACATCACGATTGATACGCCAACTGAGTTCACTGACCTGACGTTGAATGGTACGACCACCATCAACGACACGCTGGTTGTCAACGCCACCAATGTCACCTTCCCGGACACGTTGGCGGCCAACACGACCAACTATGGTCTCGGTCAGATTGCAAGTATCAGTGAACTTAACAGCACCACTTCTGCTGGTACGGACAGCGGCTTAAACAGCGCAGGTCCCAACTTTGTCACTATTTCCGGTTTGAACTACTGGAAAACCAAGAACAAGGTTCTTACCCAGCGAACTGGCGCGGCAACAATTTATGTGGTGCCTGATAACGCCACCAATGGAACGGAATACAACTTCAACGGCACCACTGCGACACTGACTGCTGACCCTGACCGCAGCGGGGATGATCTCTTTAATGATCCACCAACATCTCGCGCTAAAGCAGTTCG